TGGGTGACGGCGGTTTTCTTAATCTCGTCTTCAACCTGGGCTACAACTTCTTCTGCTGTTTCACTCATTGTGGTTAAACTTTCTTGAATTAATTGGTTACTATTGGTCGCGCCCGTGAACTGCGTTTAAACAGCTCGGCAGCCAGGTCAGACCGCTCAAAAGCGGTGTACTTATGAGGGTTGGCTTCCATATCGGCGACTTTCTCGGCCAGCTCATCTTTAGCCGGAGCATCGTCGGCTTTATCCACGACAGTGTAAGCGGCTTTGGGGCCGTTACCGGCTGGCTGGCTCTCTAACCTGGCTAGGCGGTCTTCTAGGGGTTTTAGCTGTTCCCCTACTTTACCGGCTACTGCTTCGGTCAAAGACTTGAGCAAGTCGTCCTTCGTAGCATCTAACTTCTGTGCGACCATCTTCTCCAGGTCAGCGGGCCGGTCGGCTAGCTCCACTACCTCAACATCATCACCGCCAGCGGCTTCAGCTACCTCTTCGGTGGCCATGGCTACCAGCGCGGCGCCGACTTGGGCGACGGCGGCCTTTAGCTGGGCGGGGACGGTGCTGTTATCACCCTCGTATTGGGCTTCGAATTCGGCGCTCTCAACAATCCAGGTCAGGTTATCAACGCAGGCGGCTAAATCGGCAACGGCATATAAGCCCTTCTTTATCTCGGGCTTATCGGACTTTTCCGGTTCCTCGGCCGGGGTCTCTTCGGCAGGTGCAGGCGCTTCAGCTGGTTTTTCCTCAGCTGGAGCCGGTTTTTCAACCTTAGGCTGCACTTTGGCTTCGCTCTTCGGCTCTTCGGCCGGAGCTTCCTTGGGCGAGTCGCCCACCGGGTTTTCGATTGGCTTGCCGGTACTATCACGGGTATCTTCACCGTAGACGGCTTTTTCTGCTGTTTTAGGCATCTGCTTCTCCTTAGATTGCTTACTCATATCCTTATTGTCATCTGATTCGCTTGAACGGTTGACTTGGTCCGGTGCAAAGGCGAAGTGCTTGAAGAACCAGGGCTCGTTTATGGCCTCGTGCATCTCTTCCACATGCTCCAGCCTGCCATCCAAGTTCTTTACCATCACGAATTGCGCACTCGGGCAGGCCGGAACATCTACCAGCGATACTTCGGCTAAATCATAATCGGTTATACGGTTAGCTGAGACTTCTTCGCCATCGCTGCCCTTAATGGCTTCACGGACAGTCTTATAAACCTTGCCGCCGATAGAGAAACCAGTCAGGATGTTCTCCTGTACCTTAGTCCAGGCATTCTCACCGTCGGCGCTGCGGCTGATCTTAGCTCCGATTAGGACGCCTTTGTTATCATCATTGAACTCCAGATGGACGTTCTTGCCTACTGCCCGCTTGTTATCATGCTGCTCACGGATATTGCCGACCCATTTAGAAAAGGCTTTTTTAGAAGCCTCATAATCGACGATGTCGCCCTGGCGGTCCAGTTCTTCGACTGTGGCGTAGCCGTAGACTATCCGCTGCTCCTCATCGACTTTGGTAATCGGTATATTAAGCGTAAAGTTGCTCATCTATAAGCAATTGTGGGGCGAATCGCTAAATCGGTTGACCGGCTAAGAACCGTCCCAGAAATCGCTGGCAACCGTGCTTAGCACATCGTAATCAAGCCCGCATTCGCAATTGACATGGGCGGCGGGCATCAGGTCGCCTGATGAGAAGAAGGAATCTATCTTTACCGAACCGTCCCCGGCGTTGGCGATGCAGATGGCGCAGGGATTGGGGCCGAACAGCAGCCACTCTTTGGTCTTGACCCCGGCGCCCTTCATGACACTGAACTGGGCGTCATTCATCAGGTTGGCGGTTTCGGTATAGGCTATCATCCGGGCTCGGACTGAGGAGATATTAGCGAACTCATCTGTGATGTGCTTGGCGATCTCGGCATAGGTCATCCCGGCCTTGCGGTCGGCGACTATCAGCTTCGACAGCTGCTTACGCGTGGTAGTATCAAGCGTCGACTTGCTCAGTAGCTGAGTGGCCTTGTTATTCAGCATATTTATATAGCTCTCGCTGCGCAGGCTGAAATCGACGTCTATCTTATAATCGGCGTATATGCCGCTGACGCTGTCATTGACGACTTTGACGTACCAGGCTTCGACTAAGCTCTTATCGACCTTATCGGCGATCGAGGGCATATTGTCATAAAGATAAGCGTTCAGCTTAGCTACCTGGTCGGCCGATAGCTCCAAGTCGACACCCAGCAGCCTATCCTCCATCTCCAGCAGGGCTTTGGCGGTCCAACTGGCCTGTGACTCGATACCATCCCTGAAATCAGCTTCAAACCGCTTAAAAGCGTCAGTGGCTATCAGGGCGTCGAAATATGGGTTAGGCTCGAAATCGCCGCTCTCATCAGCGGCTTTGGCTAAAAAATCAGGGTTGCCCCGTATCCCGTCAATCGTCTTGCGGGCATAGTCTACATCGCTGCAGCCGTCCAGAGCCTTATTAAGCCTGTCAACAATGACCGGCTCCAGTACCGCGGAGCTGAACTTGCGCAGTTGCTTGCCGTCTTTTATCCGTTTGATGGCGTAGGTTTTGAACTTGCGAAGCTCATCATCGGCAGAAATGGTCTTAACCGGCTCATCATGGACATCCTCATACGTAACATTATCATCCTGCTCAGTCTCCGGCACAGTGTCGGCTACGAAGGTCGGGCTGCCCAATACGTAAGGCTGGTCCTGGCCGATCGGGTCAAGCCCCATTTCTTTACGGACTTCATCAATCGTCTGGATGCCCGCGCCCAGAAGAACCTGTTTGGTATTGGCATCGGCCAGCGCGTCACGGTCTTCCAAGCCCGTATACTTGAACTGCAGCTGTGGAAAACCTAAGTCTTCCTGGATAATATCGTTCCATATCTCAGCCAGCAGATTAGCCAGCGGTAGGATGCCGCGCCGCATGGTGATGGAGTTCTGCTCGCTACCAGTAGCTTTGTTAACATCCATGGTAAAGCCGATTTCCTGGGGCTGGATATCGAACATCGCGCACGTGACTTTCAGCAGCCAGTCATTGAAGTCCTTAAAGGCCATATCATCGCGCTTCTTAGTCGGCGTGTAGTCACCGGCGATGGCTTTGACCTTCGTTGTTTCCTCGGAATTGCCACTCATCAGGGCGTCGAAGTAGGTCATGAATTCGGTTATCTGGGTAGTTGACCAGGTCTCAGGCATCTTTAGGAAGCCCTCCGGCACGTTACCGGCAGTCAGATAATCCAAGTTATAAAGCGTGCCTTTGAGCGAGCTGGTAACTATCAGTATCAGGGATTCCAGCGGTGCCAGGCCATAAGGCGTGTCGGTCCGCGGGTTCATCATCTCGTAAATCATCTCGTCGGCCGTGAACTCGCCGGTTATCGACCCTCTGATGACCTGACGATAGGCTATCTCTGGAGGCTGCGGAGTATTGCCCATGGAATCGACCCGCAGTTTGATGGTCGAACCATCAACCGGCATGTAGTATTGGATATCACCACCGCGGCTGCGCTGTTTGTACAGTACCCCGGCATCCAATACCAGCAAGTCTTCAATCAGGGTATCTTGGAGTTCTCGGAATCGCATACGATAGCCGCCGAGGTTCTTAAAATAAGCCTTCAATAAATCAATGTCCTGGGTATAGTCGGTCTTATCCTCCGGATTTACCGGCACGATATCCCATTCCAGACTGGTTATCTGACGCTTTCTGGCATTGATACAGATACGGGATATCTCGTGTGTACGTGAAAACCGGCGCAAGGTGTCAAAACCGACTGAAGAGCCGGGTTTACGCCGCAGGCTGCTGTCCTGCATATTAGTATCCAGCGCGGTACGTTTGATAGCCGGACCGACCTGGTACGGACTGGTCGCCTTATTGATATCAGCTTTCGCGGCTTCCCTGAGATAATCAGCCGTAGCTTTAGCGATAGGTTTATAAACGGAGGCTTTGGCTTTATCTAATAATCCCATAGGGTTCCTTCTCTAAGCAATTATGGTGTGCTTTCGGCCTTTAGTTGAGTCGTCTTGGTTTTTGCCCATTCCAAAAAGCCTACCCGGGGGGGTTCGCTATAACAGATTATGCAGGCATCAGCCAGGTCCGGGCTCCTAAAGCCCCGCTTCTTATAATCGTCCTTGCTCTCGACCCGGCGCTTTTCCTTATTGTCCTGTTTCCATTGCCTGGTGGATAACTCCATTAATAAATCACTGCTGAATGGCAGCTCGATCTGTGGCAAAATATCCGCCAAGTGGAACCAGGCCTCGCTTATCCAGTTCGGGTATTTATCGACATCGTTAGCCACAGCCCCGAAGTTAATCGCAATCACGTTGTAGCCGCGCTTTATCATCTCATCAGTCACACCACCGCCGACACCAGTATCATCAATCCGAAGCTCCGCCTCTTTATTAAAATCCATAAACTGTTCCAGTGAATCACAGACCTGCGTGGTGCGTAGCTTGGAGTGGACTTCGAACTTGATAGTCTTTAAACCCTTTCGTTTCCAAAAGACCGTCCTATCGCTGCCCATCCGGGCTACGTCGACGCCAAAAACTTCACCTCCGTCAGATTCTACCTGGCGTTTCATTGCATCCAGGATGCCGTCTCTGGGTATGACACTCATCTCAGCT